TCTTGTGGGCATCGAGCAACTGGAAGGTATGGAGGTCTACGAACAGGAAGCGGCTCGGATCCGCAAGCTGTTATGTCTCGACGCCCAGTAGTCACCTTCGTTAATAGGGGTAGCCGGTGGTGGGTCCTCGCGCGGTGTCCACCTTGTTTCCCGCAGCCGGCTGCTACTGGACCGCCTAGATCCCTCAAAAAAGGTCTAGGGCCAAAAGCGTAGCTCGCCCCAGCCGCCTTCGCGGTTGTGAAGAAAAGCGACAGCCCGGCCTTGCGCTTGGGCGGCTTGTGTGCAACACTAAGGGTAAGTTCGCCAAGGCGAGCCCTCTATTACTGATTAACAATGTACGAGCCATTCCAAGCCAAAGTCGCTAACACAGACCTCAGCCCCTGGTACTACGCCGTCGGCTGGGCCAGGCACTCGCTCCAGTTGCAGATCACCCGTTACAAGGGCCTCGGTCTCAACACCAACTACGAGGAGAAGCAGGTGGCCCAGCTGCTGGAGCTGGAGCAATTCTTGAAAATGTCGTGGGATCAGTGGATGGAATCCCTGCTTCCCGGCGAAACTGCACAGGAGGTCAAGTGAGCCAGGTACAAAGCATTGAGGAGCTGCGATTTGAAGGCGACCATCTTGTTGTCGATGCCGTTGTTGACGACATGGTGGTGCGTTATGCGCAGACCGCCTTTGAGCCAGCGGAGTGGGGGCCTGCCCTGTGCCGAGGCACCCTCTACTTTTCAGATGAAGACTTGATTCCAGCGACAGATGCCGAACTCCGGGCCATGCTCACAGATCGGGTCGACGACTGGACTCCACTCGACACGTCTGATTGGGACGACTGAAGCCCGCGAGCTTCGCAACGCCGAGGATTACGACGACTGGCTTTATGCCATGGAGCCAATTCCCGGCGACACGCACTGGGTCCGGGTTCGCACCTTGACCCAGCTTTATCGCCACCTCATCTACGTGTTCGCCACCAGCGACACCATCAGCTCCACTCGACTTGCACAGCTGGCGATCCACGAGATTCTCAAGTTGAGACTCACGGATCTCACCCGGATACGTCAGCAAGATCCCAACTACTTCGCATGACTGACTGGTACGCCGACTACTACCGCCAATCGCGGGGTTACAACGACAACGACTTACGCGAGCTGCGCAGTGTTCCACGCAAGCCCTCAACTGAGGTGCCGGACGTGTTCAAGCACAGGTTTGCCGATCCAGCTGAGTACGATGCCTGGGTCGAAGAGCGCCGCCGCGCCTACTTCGGCTGAACTCGATCCAACACGAATGACTGAAACTTCAATGGTGCCCTTCTACCGCTCCTACCTGCTGGGTGGGAAGCTGGTGTACCTCGATAAGTTGTCCGAGCTGTCTGATAGCGAGCTGAACATGCTCAACATTGAGACCATGGCTTCCCTGGAGGAAGCACGGCGTGATTACGACGCCATTGAAAACAAGCAAAGCGAGGAGGGCGGTTCTGTGTACCGCCGCCTCAAGGTGGCGGGTTATTTCCAAGCCGCCATCAAGCTGGAGCTTCAAAACTGACCATCCCCTACTACACTGCACCCGTTCTTACTCATGAGCATGTACGTCCTCTCTGAATCCCAGTTCGATCAAATCTCCAAAGCACTCGAAGCAGCACGCTTTGCTCTGGAGACGTCCCAGCACGTTCAGCTGGATCTGACTAAGCCCAAGCAGACAATCCCACTGCCCGCTGGCGAAAAAATTGTCCGGGCAACGTCCGTACAAAAAACCCAGTCTCAAAGTAAGACTCGTAAGTCCAGCCGCAAGGGCAAGCGTGGTGTGGCGGTGTTGAACGAGGGGCAGGTGTTGGAAATTAAGCGGCAGATCGCGTCTGGTGGGAAGTCCGTCGCAAAAATTGCTCGTGACTTTGGCGTTCATGTCACCACCATCAACTGCATCAAGTCCGGCAAGACTTGGAAGCATGTGGCGCTCCAGCAGCCCACTCCGGTTGTGGTGGCTGACTGATGGCGATCTTGTGTGATCATGAGATCCACAACCTGGCGCGGCGGGGCTTGGTCTCGCCGTTTCTCCAGGAGTTGGTAAATCCCGCCAGTCTCGATGTGAGACTCGGTGAGAATCTGCTGGTAGAAGAGCCGAAAGTTCCTGCCTTACTTCCTTTCAGCATTGCTGGGCATACGAAGGAAGATCCGTTCATGCTCCAGCCGCATGAGTTCGTGCTTGCGGAGACGTTGGAGGAGTTCGATCTCCCGGATTGTGTCGCTGGGCAGCTGGCGCTTAAGTCGAGTCGTGCCAGAGAAGGGATTGAGCATCTTCTTGCCGGGTACATCGACCCCGGGTACAAAGGGCGGCTAACGCTGGAACTGCAAAACGCTAGGTCCTTGCACGCTGTTCCGCTGTGGCCCGGTATGCGTATCGCGCAGATTGTGTTCCACAAGATGTCGATGTTGCCCGGCAAGAGTTACTCCGTGACTGGTCGCTATCAAGGTGACACTGCTGTTCAGGCTTCTAAAGGATGAGTAATTCAGTTGACCATCCCTCGCACTACACGGCGGGGAAGACTGAGGTGATTGAGGTGCTTGAGGATTGGGTGCGACATGCGCCTGATGCTCGTACTGGTTCGCTCCAGTGGCAGTGTCTCAAATACCTCAGTCGGATGTGGCTGAAAAAAGATCCACTGGAAGATGCGATGAAGTGTCGCTGGTATCTGAACCGCTTGATTAACACCTTGGCAACGGAGCCCTATCAGAACCGATGAGGTACTGGTGGCGGATTGTCGCCAAGGCGTTGGGTGAGAAGGCGCACCAGCACAATCGGATTGCTGATCAGGTTGCACTGGTGCGTTTTTGCATCTTGCTGGCTTACATGATTACAAACATTTTCATTTGCGCAGGAGTTATTCGTCACTGGAATGGCTAACTATTGCACTCACAGCTTTCGCAGAATCATCAACACGTACAACTGGAGAAACGGGTCGACGATCCGCTCGTACCGCTTCCGTTGTAAGTGTTGTGGGTACAGGTGGAATGTCTACTACGACAAGAAACTCAAGCGGGAAGTTGTTCCAACGCACAAGTCGGACAACAAACCCCTGGAGACAAGAAAGCTGACTCCAGAAGAAGTCAAGTTGATCCTTACGGATCAGCGGGACAACGTAAAGCTGGCACGCCTCTTAGGTGTTGTGCCCCAGTCGGTTAGTCAGATCAGGACAGGGCGGGCGTACAAGGATTTGTGGCCTGAGCTTCCACGGCGAGTTGCGCAAGTTAAAGCTTCTAGGCCTGTACCGACAATTCGCAGCACGAAAATTACGTGTCGGGATTGTGCGCACTGGTGGCAGAAGCGGTGCAGCTTGGATGTTCCAGAAGCTGGTGGGACTTTTGCCATCGAATGTTCCTTCTATCAAGTTGATGAGTAATGGCCATCACGATCAACAGCAGGGCGTGCCAAGGCTGTGGTACGCCGACGACAAACCCGGTGCTGTGCATGAAGTGTTATCGCACCAGTCCTGCTGGGCGGGAAGAGGAGCGGATGGAACGGCTGCGGCGGGGTTACAAGCCCCAGCCGGATGGCGGCCCATGCAAGAACTGCATCCACTGGAAGGCGCGGTGCCTGCTTGGGTTTCCCGAGGGTGGGACACTCGCGGCGGCGGTGCTGTGCTCGGCGCGGGAGGTTGACAGCCTGCTAGAGTAGTAGGGTACAAGCTGCCCTACCAGGCATGACAATCCTTCAAGGCATCGAGCATCTGTCCACGCTCGATGATGCAAGCTTCGTGGCGTTTGATGTTGAGACCACCGGGCTCCAGCCGAAGTTCGGTGGTCTTCGTCTTGTGCAGTTGGCGACCTTCGGTAAGCCTCCAGTAGTGCTGGATTGCTGGAACTTCAGTGATGAAGACTGGATCACGCTGGAGGAGTTCTGCAGCGTTTCAAGGCAATGGCTGGCGCACAATGCGGTGTTTGATCTCGGGTGGTTGCAGGAGCATGAGATCTATCCAGAGGGCAAGGTTTATTGCTCGATGCTGGCCAGTCGGATCCTGACGAACGGGCTGCCGAATCTGAAGCACGGGCTCCAGCACGTCGTTCACCGCTACCTCGGCCAAGACATTTCCAAGGAAGAGCAAAAGAGCGATTGGTCGGCTGATCTGCGCGTGGAGCAGATCGAGTATGCGGCTAAGGATGTGGTTGTGTTGACCCAGCTGTGGGAACAAATCACCAAGCGGATGGCAACTGGTGCGTTGATGCCAGCGTGGGAGCTTGAGTGCAAAGCACTTCCTGCAATGGCGCAGCTGTGGCGTACAGGGCTGCCATTTGATAAGAAGATGCTGGAGCAGCTAATTGAAGATCTTGATATTGAAAATGTTGAGGTCGGTGAAAAGTTCATCGAGGATTTTGATACAGCACTTCCGCCAGAGCACAAGCTGCATCGTGGGCTTGACGGGAAGTTGTTGTACCAGACGAAGCCGGGTCCGAAAGGTAAGAAGCCGGACCCGAATGTATTTAACCTCAATAGTCCGGCGCAGTTACTTAAAAAGTTCACTGCTTTGTTGGGTGAGCCGCCGATGGATATGAAGAACGGGAAGCCCAGTGCTAGTCGTTCTGCGCTCCAGGAATACGTCGGTGATCACAAAGTTGTGGCGGATTATTTGCGGTGGAAAAAGATTGAGAAGCGGCGGCAGATGGCGCAAACTTTGTTGAAGAACTATTCGGCTGATGGGTTTATTCGCGCCAGTTATTTACAGCTTGGGGCTGATACTGGAAGGATGAGTTGTATTTCGCCGAACCTGCAGCAGATTCCGCGTGATCCTCGTTTCAGGTTGGCGGTTCAAGCTCCAGCAGGTTGGAAACTGGTTGTAGCGGACTACGGGCAGATGGAGCTTCGCCTGGCGGCCGCAGAAGCACAGGATCCCTTAATGACAGAGGTGTTCCAGCAGGGGCAGGATCTCCATACGATGACGGCGACGCAGATTTATGGGGTTGAGCCAGATGAGGTTACGAAGGAACAGCGGCAAATCGCAAAATCGGCAAACTTCGGATTGTTGTACGGAAGTGGTGCAAAAGGACTCAGAAATTACGCAGCAGCAACAGGCATCCAGATGGATCTTGATGAGGCGGCGGAGGTGCGGCAAAAGTTCCACGCTGCATATAAAGGCATCTCCCAATGGCAGCAGCAAAATGCTCGCGCTGCTGATGCGGCTAAGGACAATCCATCTATCCGCATACGCATCTCGGGCTTGCGGCGGTTTCTACCGGGTGAGCACAACAAACTCACCACGCGCTGCAACACTCCAATCCAAGGGGCAGGTGCTGCAGTCCTCAAACTTACTCTCGGCAAACTGTGGCCTCTACTCCACGCCGACGGGGAGGACGTGGTGCGTTTGGCCGGCGTGGTGCATGACGAAATCATCTTGCTCGTCCGCGAAGAACACGCAGATGTCTGGGCGCTCCAGCTGCAAACCGTGATGGAGGAAGCTGAAGCTCGTTGGTTGGGCGAGATTCCACCGCTTGCTGAAGCTAAGGTCGGGGATAGCTGGCAAGAGGCCAAGTGACCCAGGAGGATTTTGAGTACCGGGTTCGGATGCACACGCGTCACGGTGGTACTCACGATCTGTTCATCGTTGCTCCAGATGCTTTCTCCGCACGGATGAAGGCACTGGAGCTTTGTCCTGAGCATCGGCCCCAGTCGGTGATGCGAGTCTCAGATTGCGTCTCATGAGTCCAGCCCGCACGGGAAGAGAGCTGGTGCTCGAATGGCTGAATCGGGAAATTCGTGCGGCGAAGACGGCGGATTTGCAGCGGGCTGCGGCTTTTTTGGAGTGGGCTAGGGATATACGGAAGGGATGTGCCAAGCAGAGGGGTGGGGCGCGGGTGGCGCAGGCTAATGCGTGGCGGAAGCGGGTGGATGACGACGTGCGGTGGTGAGACTACTGTGACTCAGTATGCTATTGTGTAGCAGACTAGACCGCAGGCCATGCCCCTGAACCACGGAAACAAGTATTACTGCCAGCTGCTGATTGACCCCAACCGTTACAAGCTGGCGGAGAATCTTGCGTCCCAAGAGGGCAAGAAGGTTACGGCGTATCTGCGGGAGCTGGTTTACGCAGGATTGGCGCTGAGATCGTCGGAGTACAAGACTGCTCAGGAAGCGGATGAGGCGGCCTGGCGCGAATCGGTGAAGCGGCGAGTTGAGGGGCGGATGCGTTCCAAGCAAGAGGGCAAAGTGTCAGAAACTGACGCATGAGACTCAGTTGTGTTTCGTGATATACCGACAGCGTGCGCAGATAGCCTTTAACCTTACACAGTAGTCACTTGAGAGCAATGACGCGCTATGTCGTCATGGTCGAGGATCG